ACAGGGGAGATTATCAATCTCTTCGTCCTGAACAAAAGCATATTTTTACTTCTAACCTAAAATATCAAGTTATGCTTGATAGCGTTCAAGGTCGTGGACCTGGAATGGCATTTGCTCCCTACTGCTCTCTTCCTGAACTGGAAGCGTGTATGAAAGTCTGGGAGTTTATGGAGATGATTCACTCACGATCCTATACCTATATCATCAAAAACGTATATTCAGATCCTTCGGATGTGTTTGATACTATTCTTAGAGATGAAAGAATTCTCGAACGTGCCGTCAGTGTAACCGAAGCATATAACGATTTTATCAATAGTGCCCAACATTATGGCAATTCTGAACTTTGGAAACACGCTCAAGAATCAGTTCCTTACGCACAGGCAGAAAGATATGAACTCAAACGCAAATTGTTCAGAGCAGTTGCAAACGTTAATATTCTTGAAGGTATTCGCTTTTATGTCAGCTTCGCTTGTAGTTTTGCATTTGGCGAACTCAAACTTATGGAAGGAAGTGCAAAGATCATTGGATTGATTGCACGTGATGAGAATCAGCATCTAGTCATAACTCAGAACATTCTAAACAAATGGAAAGAGGGTGATGACCCTGAGATGCAAAGAATTGCCAAAGAAGAAGAGCAATGGGTCTACAAGACCTTTGAGAGTGCCGTAAATCAAGAAAAACTTTGGGCAGAGTATCTGTTCAAGGATGGTTCTATGATTGGATTGAATGATAAACTTCTTCAGCAATATGTTGAGTGGATTGCAAATCGTAGAATGAGAGCACTTGGTCTTAAACCACTTTATGATGTTCCGGCAAAGAACAATCCACTTCCTTGGACATCTCATTGGATAGAATCAAAGGGATTGCAAGTCGCACCTCAGGAAACTGAAGTTGAGTCTTATGTAATTGGTGGAATTAAGCAAGATGTTACTAAAGATACTTTCTCAGGATTCCAATTATGAACTATTATGTTTATGTTTACCTAAAAGAAGATGGATCTCCTTACTATGTTGGTAAGGGGAAGGATAATAGATGGAAACATAAATCCCATAGTGTACAAGTCCCTCCCCCAGAAAGAGTTATTTTTCCTCTAAAAGATGTTGATGAAAAAACTGCTTTACTTGAAGAAATTAATTTGATAGAAAAATGGGGAAGATTGAATAATGGGACTGGAATATTAGAAAATAAAACTGATGGTGGGGATACTCCACCAAAACAATATAAGTCGTTATACACCCCATATCAAAGAACACCTGAGATAAGGGAGAAGTCTTCTAATTCATCTCACAGAAAAGGAAGACCTGGAAAACAAACTCCAGAAGAAATTGAAAGAAAACGTGAGTCTATGAAAAAAGTTTGGGCAGAAAGAAAAAGAACACCATTACCACGAGATTCTAATGGTAGATTTATAAAACTTTAATACAGAGGGTCTTAAGACCCTCTTTTTTTATAAATAAAAGAAAGTAGACAAGTATTAGCAAGATGACACTTTCTTTTAACAAATTGAATGAGATTGCGGAACTATATGAAAGCATTGCTGCTTCTGAGCAAGAGCAATTGAATGAAGGACCCTATGGTGCTGATTCGGTAAGAGCAGCACAAGAAGCAGCAAAGAAAAGAGAGTTGGAAAGGTCTAATAAAGAAAAGAAAACAAATACTAATTTACAAGCAGCTAAAGACAAGGAAGATAAGGCTGCACCTGCAGGTAGTAGCCCTAAGCAAATGCAGCAAGCATCTATTCAAGGAATGCTTGATAGGCAAAAAGCTAGAGGTGGGAATAATAATGGGTGGAATAAAGATAATCTAACTAAAACCATAAATCCAAAGTATACGCCACAGAATATTGCAAAGGCTCAGCAAGCAGTTGGAATTAAACCAGCTATTTCTACAAAAGATCCAAAACCATCTCCAAACCCAGAAAGGCAAACAGATACAAGAACATCTATAACAGCAAAACCAGCATCTGCTAAAGTTCTTCCATCAAAACCAGCAGGTTCTGCGATGGATCAGTGGGCAAAGGCAAATCCAAAACTTGCTGCTGCTGCTGCTGAAAAAGCAAGAATTCGTGGAACTAACCAGACTGACAATCCCCTAATGAAAGGTATGAGGTCCAGTCTTCCTGCACCTACTTCATCTCAGTCTCCAGCAGTTGCTAAACTTGGTGCTGGTAATCAATCATTAACCAATAATCCAAACGTTCCTAAACCATCCACATTGGCTGCTGCAACTACTGCGGCATCGAAACCAGCAGCATTCAAACCAGCAACAATTAATGCTGCTTCTAGCACTTCAGCAGCTGCTTCGGGTAATACTTATAAGTACAAACCCAATCCTTCCATAATGAAAAATTCCTTTGAGTATGATGCTTATGACCTAGTGCTTGAGTATCTCCTCTCACAGGGTCACGCAGAGACCGTTGCGGAGGCACAATACCTTATGACCGAGATGGATGCTGAGATGATTGGTGAAATTGTCGAAGCTCGTATGGATCCAAGAGGTCGTCCTGCTTCGGGTCCTATGAATGTTTATGCTAATCCAAAGAAACCTTCAAAGGAACATTCGGATGCTGTTAAGGCATATGATGAGAAGCAGAAAAAGAAATCTCCAGAACAAAGAAAAGCAGAACTTGATGCTTATATTGATCGTCAAAGAAACAATAAGTAATAAAATAATTCTTGGGGGTTGACAAACCCCCTTTTTTTGTATAGACTAGGTTTGTCTGGGTTGAAGATAAATAATAGCTCATAAGATTACTTTATATGAGTTATGAGAACCCATGGAGATTTAATGGGGAAATTTTTGAATCTGATCATATAGAAGATCATTTTGGATTTGTATATCATATTCACTCTAAGATCACCGGTAGAAGTTACATAGGACGCAAGTACTTTTGGTCGTTCAGAACTCCTCCTGGTAAGAAACGAAAGTCTAAGCAAGAATCTGATTGGAAAAAATATTACGGATCTTGCCCTGAACTTAAAGAAGACGTTAAGAAGTACGGTAAAGAATGTTTTGAAAGAAAAATAATATCATTACACAAGACCAAGGGTAAATGTAATTTTGAAGAAACAAGACAACTTTTCCTAAATAATGTACTGACCGAAGCACTTGACACTGGAGTTCCTGCGTACTACAATAGTAACATACTCTCCAGATACTTTAGGAAGGATTATTTTGATGGTTACCTTGGAACAGACCCTTCGGACATCACATGACTGGGCAATTGATAGGATTCACATTCTAAGTGATACTAAAAATTATGATGATGCCTATGCAATTCAATCAGAATTTAGTGAATGGTTGAATCCTGATATTCCTGATCATGATATTTTCTCATTAGAATACATAGGAGAATCCGATGAAAGTAGATCTTCATAACTTTTTTCAATATTACGATCCAAAGAATCCAAAGCATGTTGCGGCAGTAGAGCAACTTGAAAAGGATTTGGACGCAACTAATTTACTCAATGATGATTGTAATTGGGTAAAAATATTCAGAGAAAAGGCACCAGTTCCTGCACAGACAGGAGTTTTAAAGGTTCCATATTACCCACAAACAGATAATTACAGAGATGCTAATAGAACTTGCAACTCTTCATCTTGTGCGATGTGCCTTGAGTTTCTAAAACCAGGTACTTTAAAAGGAGCAAAGGGTGACGATGCTTACGTTCAAAAAGTATTCGCAATTGGTGACTCAACAGATCACACAGTTCAAACCCGTGTTCTTGAGAGTTATGGTGTTAAGTCATACTTTAGTTACAATCTTTCTTTTGCTGATATTGATAAGAGTTTATCTATTGGCAAACCTGTCGTTATTGGCATTCTGCACAGGGGCTCTCTTTCTGCACCTACTGGTGGGCACATGGTTGTAGTGATTGGTAAGAAGGGTCAAGACTACGTTGTGAATGATCCTTATGGGTCTCTCAATGATGGTTATACCGGATCTGTAACCAATGGTAAAGGTGCTGTATATAAGAGATCTGATTTAACTCATAGATGGTTAGAGAATGGTAAGGATAAGACCGGTTGGGGAAGAATCTTTAAATGACTATAAAGTTTATTGATGCTGTAAAAAATCATAAGGATTTACCACAACAAAATGATGCCTGGATGTTTCTTCAGGCATCAGTTCATAAAGAAATTCTTGATGAGTTTGCAAGAAGATATCGTAATGAAAAAGTAGAACCAACACTTGAAGGACTACCAATTCCTGGTGTTGAATTGATAAAAAAATTTGAAGGTTGCCATCTTAAAGCATATTATGATCCTTTGACTGGAGGACTTCCCATTACAATTGGATGGGGAAGTACTCGTAGAAAAGATGGAACTAGATTTATGATCGGCAATATAATCACTCAAGAAGAGGCAGATGATTTATTGTATTTTCAACTTCGTCGTGAGTTTCTGCCATCACTTTCTAAAATCCCATATTGGAGAGAAATGAATGACAATCAACGCGGAGCACTTTTATCCTTTGCTTACAATTTCGGTGCTGGCTTTTACGGTGGAAGTGATTTTAATACTATCACTCGTAACCTTCGTGAGAAAAATTGGACAGCAATCCCAAAAACATTAGAGATATATTGCAATCCTGGAAGTAATGTTGAGGTAGGATTATTGAGACGTAGAAAAGCAGAAGGAAAACTCTGGTCTACACCATATAAGGATTAGCAATTCCTTCATTTATCATTCTTTCATTGATTGTAACAGGTTCTCCAATAAGATAAAGAACTCCAAGAATTCTTCCATACTTATCTTCCTTGAATGTTTGAATTGTCCATTCACCGTTTTTGGATAATTCAGTTTTTAACCATTCCTTTGCTACTAATCCTTTTGTCTTTTCTTCTAAATTTAATGTTTTTGTTTCGGCAGCATTAATACCTTTAAGACGAACTCTTTGAGTTATTGTAATTCCAAATCCTAAATCAATATCCAAATCAACAGTGTCTCCATCAACGACTTTGTTGATTTTTTTTATTTTGTAGTTATACATTATTTTTTGACTCCAGATATGCCAGTCGTAGTATATAGTAAATGCACCAAGCAGTAAAACCTAAACCTGCTCCAAGAATGGTACATACTCCCCAAGGAAACTCATTCATTCTCTTCCTTCCTCTTTATGAATAAAAACTTTCAAATCTCTTAGATATTGTCTTAGTATATTTGCCTGACTTTCGTGCCAAAAATCACCCGTCTTCAAATAAAGTCGGGTATGATTATCTATTGCCTTAAGAATTTGGTGAATGGGGGCATTCCAACACTCACGCTTCGGAGTATTCCATTCGCGTGCCATGATTAATTACTTTTTCTTACCACCATTTTTAGACTTCTTCGCAGTCGCATTACCTTGATTTTGTTTGGACTGCTTTCCACCAGCAGATCCTTTCTTGCCCTTATTTGCTGACTTGGACATTTTTTTGGTATTTGACATACCATTTATTTATGGTATAATATCACTAGTTCTAATCTATTTTTTTATGACCGAACAACAAGAACATCTTGCAAATCTGTTGCAACAACGGCAACAACTCTCCCAGGAACTTGAAACCCTTCAAGGTCAAGCAACGGCAAAAAGGGAACTTTTTCTCAAAGTTCAGGGAGTGATTGAGTATCTGACACAAATTGGTGTAGTGCTTCCCGAACCAGAACCAGTTGAAGAAGTGTCTGAAGATGCTTGACAAAAAATAAATAGTAACTTATTATGTGGTATCCCTGACACAGGGATTACATCATGAGACTTTGATGTGATATTAGAGCCCAGGAAAGTGCCCTTCGAGAGGAGTGGTGTACCCCCTTTCTATTGGGATGTAGAGTTCAATTAACCTTAATGCAAAACTTCTTTACAGTAGCCCTGCCCCTTTTGGCATCGGTTACAACCAGTTCGGCAACACTGCCGCTAGTATTTCCTCCTTTATTGAGTGGTCCTCCACCATTTTCTGTTATTAGGGAGTTTGATACAACGACAGCGACCAAAGAGGTTGCTCCCGAAAAGTCAAAAGAGAAAAGGCTAATTTGTAAAGGGTGTAATGAAAATGAAAATGTTGCCCTGAATTATTTTCAGGACATTGGAATTAAAGATAAAAACGCCCTTGCTACTATTCTGGGCAACATTAAACAGGAATCAACATTTCAGTCTAATGTTTGTGAAGGTGGTAGCAAAACATCATACCACAACTGCTACGGTGGTTATGGTTTGATTCAATGGACATCTGCTAATCGTTATTATGGACTGGGTGAGTTTGCTAAGAGGTATGGTGGTTCTCCGTCAGGACTTCATACCCAACTTCGTTATCTTACAAATGAAGTTCAATGGAGAAGAATTGAAGACCGTATGAAAAAAAGTGGTCGATCAATTTATTCTTACATGGATACTGCATATAGTTGGATTGGTTGGGGGCATCATGGTGCTCGCACATCCTATGCTCATGATTATGCATCTCGACTGATTCAAGTAGAAGTCTAATATATAAGGGGAGTGTTTCTGCTCCCCTTTCTTATGTTTAAATTTGGCAAACAAAAACCAGATATAAAGCAATATGCAATCATAGGAATTGTATTGAGTTCTATTATAGGACTACTTTCCCAATGCACTGGTATAAAGCAAGATAGTATTTGGGATTTACTTGACGAAGTTCAAAGAAGATATTTTCCCCAAACTATTCTCAACGAGTTTATACTTAAAGACCCAGAGAAACTTGATAGAAGAGTTAAGCGTGATGTTGATGCGGCAATCGCAGAGTATGAACGGTTGACAGGTGACGATGGAAAGGTTAAAATACCTTCACCACGATACTCAGAGAAACCACCAGACGGGTCTTATGCCCAATCAGTTCTTGGAGGTGAAATGAGATTGTGTGCTCCTTGGGTTGACGACTGCCCTAAGGAGTGATACAATAGTCTCATGGGCACATAGTTAAATGGACATAACCCGATTCTTCTAAAATTGTGTTCCTGGTTCGATTCCAGGTGTGCCTGTTGGAGATTTATTCTCCAAACCATTCCCCTGTGGCGCAGCGGTAGCGCGAGAAACTGTTAATTTCCAGGTCACAAGTTCGAATCTTGTCGGGGGAGTCTGCCTTTGTAGCTCAGTGGTAGAGCAGGGCTTTTGTAAAGCTCAGGTCGCAAGTTCAAATCTTGTCGAAGGCTTGACGAAAATCAAAGTTCGTCATATAATGCACAAGTCCGTGTGAAGGAAGTGCTGAGAGTGATGCCAAAAGTAAGGCACCCCGATAAGGGATACAGTAGAAGGATGCGAAACCTTCCACTCTCACAATGCGAAATTAATTCAGCGGTAGAATGTCTGCCTTCCAAGCAGAACGTCAGGAGTTCGAATCTCCTATTTCGCTTTCCCAATTTTTTGGGACTACTAAATAATCCTCGTAGTTGTAAATCTTAATACAATCTTATGAACTTTAAATCTATTTTTGCTAGTGCCGTTGTTGTTTCTGCAATGACCGCCCCTGCAATGGCACAAGTCACCAGTGTTTCTCAACTGCGTGATGTGCAACCTACTGACTGGTCTTATCAGGCAGTTTCAAATCTGGTATCGCGTTATGGGTGTGTTGCTGGTTTCCCTAATGGAACTTTTCAACCAGGACAACCTGCTACTCGTGCCCAACTTGCTGCTCTGACCAGTGCTTGCCTGGATCGCATTAGTGAGTATCAGACTGCTGCTGATGCTGCTCTTGCTGCTGCTCTTCGTGCCCAATTCTCCAAGGAGATTGCTGCCACTAATACTCGTGTAGGTGCCTTGGAAGTCGCTGCTACTCAGAAAGCACAAGGAGTCGGCAACTATCTTGGTCTTGGTGTTCTGCTAAACAATGTTGGTACAGGTAGAACCCCCAATAACACTGTATCTGGTGGCACCCTACAAGCTCGTTATGCTGTGAAAAACTACAGCAATAACAATGCCGTTTCAGTCCGTCCCTACATCAATGCCGTTGCTGGTCCTAACAGCCAAATTGGT